TATCAATGCACTCCAGTTAATACTATTAGAGTAAGGATGGAGGCTTTAAAATATAGAGATTTTGAAAAGAAGTATCAAGACTTCATAAGCTATTGGGGATCATCTATTCTAGGAGCACAACTCCACAGCGTCAAGTTGGACAATAAGATCGCCAATTTTGTTTTTGGCAAGAAAGCCGGAGAGTTAACGAATGAGAACGCTAGAGCCTAGACCGTGCGTTAAGTGGTGTTCGGAGTGAGCAATGAATTTAAAGTCACAGATATCGATTCGACCTATGTTAATGGAGTCAATGCCGACTTGAGACTCATCCTGGATAATTAGGCAAGAGTCATAGATTTGACTCAATTGAAACTCGATCACGCGCTAGAACCAGAGATTAAGAAATAAAAGATCAGAAGAGGATATGATCTTAGTGGAGCACGAGACGATTACTATAGAGAAAAGGAGTTCAGTGGTAAGTTCGAGATCGCAGATTTTCTCATGAGCGAGATTGACTTCCATGTTTATACAGAAGCACAGCAACCAGCTCTATAGTAATATTATGAGAGCCATAAGAATGACCAAATATTGAAAGCACTGGATGTGACTAGACCTCTAGTGGAAAGTGATCGTTAAGCTAGGGTCGTGAATAATGGTTGGGAGGTCGACACACAGGCATATGAGTTTAATAGTCGTAGTGTGAACAATACTTTTGTTGCACTATTCGATAGATTCTTAAACTCTACCCTACAACCAGACCAATTGTAGGTAATCAAATTAGGACAGATCGCAGATCAAGTGTGCTCCTATATTGAGAAATATGATCCAACATATGTGTAATAGATCATCGAAGATTTTAATCCACTCACTTGGTTAGCAAGTAGAGAATATGGTGAAGGTAAGAAAGCGGAGTACTTCACATAAATGTAGAGAGAGTTTGAAAATAGCAAGGTCAAAAAAGGTTGCTACAAGACTATGGTAAAGACTGGGGAAGTCTATTATACCACTCACGACTAGGATATTAGTAAAGCAGAGAAGCCTAGGCCTAGGAACATCATGATTGGTGGACGCAACAATCATGGATTTACAACATACGTTTAGGATATGATGCATAAGATCATGAAGCATGCACTACCAGGGTATATCTAAGCTTGTTCTAAAGAATAACAAGCAGAAATTGTTGATGCAAACACAAACGACAGATAGTAAGCATATTCGATCGACGGATCAGC